CAGAAGGGTCGTGACTCTTACAAGGGTGGTACTCTGAAGGCTCCTGTTAAGAGTGGTGACAATCCACGGCGTGCTTCGTTCTTGGCGAGGATGGCGGGGATGAAGGGTCCAGAGCGTGACGAGAAGGGCAAGCCCACGCGTCTTCTTCTCAGCTTGAAGGCTTGGGGTGCAAGCAGTAAGGCTGATGCTAGGGCGAAGGCTCGTGCTATCAGCAAGCGAAACAAGGCGAAGGATACATAGATGCCTAGAACTGAATCGAGTCGCGCTGAAACTCTTCTGCGCAAAGTCAACAAGGAGCTTGGCTCCATTCCTGAGTACGACTTCAAGCCAATGGACCTGAAGATGGGCAGTGGTCGAGCGGTTGGCGGGCAGGTGATGAAGAATGTAAGCACCGCCCTTCGTCGCGGCCTGCGTAAGTTGCAGGGTGGCGAGTCAAAGCCTTCTCTTGAGTTGAAGCGCAAGCGGGTCAAGGACTTGATTGCCGAGACTGCCGAGCTCAAGAAGACTGGATTTGATCTTGGCTCCAAGCCCATTGAGAAGGGCAAGTCCTCATATACTACTCGCAGTAAGGCTGATGCCATTGCTGCTGGAAACAAACGGCGCAGGGAGATGAAGTGATGTGTGGCAGAAGCAGCGGCCCGAGCGCCGATCAAATTTACAGCGGTTACACCGATAAAGAGGGCAAGCGGGTTGCTGGCATCAAGCCTACGTTTGGCGCATTGCCTTCTCTCAGCATGACTGGAAAGGCCGAGCGCAGTGGTGCTCGGTATGATCCCGCCCGAACAGGCTATAAGCGCCGTTCATTGCTTGCGCCGATGATGCAGATGACACTTGATCAGGGGGCTCAGTAAATGGCTTGGACTCTGAAGAACGGTGGTGCTGCTTGGAGTGGTGAGACTCACCAGCTTGGCGGTACAACATATAGCGGGAAGACCCGAACGCCTGCCTCAAAGCCTTTGGTTTGGTCTGATGAGAAGCCGAAGACACCCAAACCTTCTTCTTCTATGCAGAAGCCTGCGAAGAAAAAGCAAACATCAAGTGCCAAACGCACAACAGCATGGGATTGAGATATGCCAAAGGGAAGTTCGCCCACGAAAAACATGGAGGCCAGATATGATCGCATGGTCTCACAGAATGACAAGGCTTTCCGCGCTCGACACCGCCTCAAGCGCAAGTTGATTGCTGAGACACAAGGTGAAGACGCAGCTAAAGATTATCTCGAAACAGAGCGCAACAAGCAGCGTGTCGTGACCGAAGCTGAATACAACCGCACAAAGAAAATGCGCAAGTTCGAGAAGTCGCTCCTGCGGAGGGCGAATCAATCATGAGCTTTATCAATACTCTTTCTCAGCGTGAGCGAGATACGCTCAGGCGGGTCGTGAAGGTAGTGCATATGAAGCATCACCCGAAGGACTTTGTGAATGATTACGAGGCCGACAAGATCATTGAGGCGATTGGCCCAGAGGTTGCCGCTCGTATGATCAAGGTCGGCATTGATAAGGGGATACAGAGCCTATGAAGAAGGGTCTTTACGCAAACATCAATGCTCGCAAGAAGAAGGGCATTAGCCGCCCAAAGTCGAAGTCAACGATCAGCGACAAGGCTTATGCCAACATGAAGGCTGGCTTTCCCAAGAAGAAGACGTTGCTGAAGCGCGATGGTTGATTTTAAATACAAGCCAGATGGCGAAGTCCTGAAGGCATTCATGAAGAACAACACGTTCTTTCGTGGCATTCGTGGCCCTGTTGGCTCTGGCAAGTCTGTTGGCTGCTGCATCGAAGTCTTTCGTCGTGCCTTGGAGCAGAAGCCAAACGCAGAGGGGGTGCGAAAAAGCCGATGGGCAATCATTCGTAACACCAACCCGCAGCTCAGAACCACAACGATCAAGACTTGGCTGGACTGGTTTCCAGAATCGGACTGGGGCAAGTTCACTTGGTCGGTTCCATATACACACAACATCAAGAAGGGCGATATGGAGCTCGAGGTTATCTTCCTTGCGCTTGATCGGCCTGAAGATGTGAAGAAACTTCTGTCGCTTGAGCTTACTGGCATCTGGATTAACGAGGCTCGTGAGATTCCGAAGAGTATTATTGACGCCTGCACCATGCGTGTTGGGCGTTATCCCTCTATGCGTGATGGTGGTCCGTCTTGGACTGGCGTTATTGCCGATACCAACGCTCCTGAAGAGGATCATTGGTGGCCGATCATGTCTGGCGAGGTTCCAGTTCCAGATCACATTCCCCGTGAGCAGGCCAAGATGCTGGTGAAACCAGATAACTGGGAGTTTTTCACGCAGCCCTCTGGCATGGTCGAGGTTAAGGGTGAAGACGGTGAGATTCAGGACTATGTTCCAAGCAAGACCGCCGAAAACCAAGCCAATATGATGAAGAGTTATTACCCGAACCTCATTCGCGGTAAGACTAAATCATGGATTGACGTCTATGTGATGAATAGGCTTGGCCATATTCAGGAAGGCAAGCCAGTGTATCCCATGTTTGCACCAGAAGTTCACGTTGCCAAAGAAGAAATACCGATTGCGGCTGGCCATCCAGTCTATGTGGGCGTTGACTTCGGCCTTACCCCTGCCGCCGTGCTTGGTCAAAAGGTTCGTGGTCGATGGTTCCTGCAATCAGAGATCGTGGCGATTGATATGGGCATTGTTCGCTTTGCAGAGGTGCTGAGAAACGAGCTTGCGACACGCTTTGCTGCGGCTTCTGAAGCTATTATCATTGGCGACCCTGCTGGTGACTTCAGAGCCCAGACCGATGAGTCTACCCCCTTCCATATCCTGCGTGGCGCTGGCCTTCGAGCCTTCCCTGCCCCGTCAAACTCCGTTGATTTGCGCCTTGAGGCAGTGAGCTCTCAGCTCACCAAGATGATTGAGGGCAAGCCCGTGCTTCTCATTGATCCTCGCTGCCAACAGTTGATCAAGGGCTTTGAAGGTGGCTACGCTTACAAGCGCATGGAGGTTTCTGGCGAGCGATATGCCGACAAGCCAGACAAGAATATGTTCTCTCACATTCACGATGCCGCCCAATACCTCTTCTTGGGTGCAGGTGAGGGCCGAGCCCTGATGAATAGTCAGAAACCAGCCCAGCCCACGGTTGCCAAGCGTGACTTTGATGTGTTTACTCGCGGCCCGAAGCAACGAAAGAAGCCAAGCCTTTGGTCGAGGCTCTAGTTTGTGCATTGAGAATTTAGGTTTTCTATGCTTATCAGTGTGAAACCAGAAGGAGATTCATTATGTGTGGTGGTGGTGGCGGTCCGTCTCAGGCGGAACAACAAGCAGCAGCAGAGCAGCGCGTACAGGCGGACTATGTAAAGCGTGAGGCGGCTGAAGATCGTGCAAAGCAAAAGCGTGAAGACATCAACCAAGCTCTGAGCGCTCGCACGCAGCGACAAGGCAAGCGTGGTGGCANGGGTCGTCGTTCTTTGTTTACATCTTCTGGTGGCGGCGCGGGCTATTTGCAGCGGTTTAACTAATGGATCAAATCGCAAAGAAATACCTCCAGAGCTACGATAAGGCCAAAGCCTTTCGTGAGAACTGGGTTCCGTTGTTTGAGGAGTGCTACGAGTATGCGCTTCCTCAGCGTGAGTCATTCTACTCCGAGACCGCAGGTCAGCGTCGAGATGATAAAATCTTTGACGAGACTGCGGTTGTTGGCGTTCAGGAATTTGCCAGCCGCTTGCAGCATGGCATTGTTCCAAACTTTGCACGCTGGGCTGACCTGATCTCAGGTAGTGAAGTCCCGCCAGAAGAGCGTGACGCAGTAGACAATGAGCTCGATGAGGTTACTGAATACGTCTTCGACATCATTCAGAACTCAAACTTTGGCCAAGAGGTGCATGAGTCATTCATGGACTTGGCCGTTGGAACAGGTGTTCTTGCGGTTGAAGAGGGTGATGCGCTTAACCCCATCGTCTTCTCTGCCATTCCATTGCCACATGTGGTTCTGGATACTGGCCCAGATGATCGTATCGACCACGTTTATCGTGTTCGTCACAAGGTTCGCTATGCCCATCTTGATCTGCTCTATCCAAACGCCACGTTTGATAAGCAGGTTATGCAGCGTATGGGTGGGGATGACACGACTGAAGTGCTTGAGGTGGTCTGCCGAGATTACTCCAAGCGCAATCAGGAAGCTTATCTGCACTATGCAATCTGCATGACAACCAAAACCCTGCTTCACAAGAAAGAAATGCAGGGCGTTGGCGCCAACCCATATGTCTGCTTTCGCTGGACAAAGTGCGCTGGAGAAGTTTACGGGCGCGGCCCACTGATCAATGCTCTGTCTGCAATCAAGACAACCAACCTGACGATTGAGTTGATCCTTGAGAATGCGCAGATGGCAATCTCTGGCATCTACCAAATGGAAGATGATGGCGTTGTAAACCCCGATACAATTCAGCTTGTTCCAGGGTCCATCATTCCAAAAGCTATGGGAAGTGCTGGGCTCCAGCCTATCCAAGCGGCTGGTCGCTTCGATGTGGCGCAGCTTGTTCTCAGTGACATGCGCTTGAATATCAAGAACGCTCTCTACAATGACATGCTTGGCAATCCAGACAGGACGCCCGCGACTGCGACTGAGGTTGCAGAGCGTATGGCTGACCTTTCTCGCCGCATGGGCGCTGCCTTTGGTCGCTTGCAGTCAGAGCTCGTGCAGCCTGTAATCCAGCGTGTGATCTATATCCTGAAGAAGCAGGGGCGCATTGAGTTGCCAACGGTCAATGGCCGTGAGGTTAAAATCCGTGCGACTTCTCCGCTTGCTCAGGCCCAAGCAAACCAAGACATCACAACGGTTGCTCGCTTCCTTGAGATGGTTGGCGGAGCCTTTGGCCCAGAGATGCTTCAGTTGCTTATCGACGGTGAAGAGTCCGCCGTTTACCTTGCCAAAAAGTTTGGTGTGCCAGAACGCTTGATTCGAGATAAAGAACAGCGTAAACAAATAGCTGCAATAGCGCAGCAAATGGCGCAGCAACAGCAAGGGATGCCCGTTGAGCAACAAGGTTAATATTGGTATTGACGGATACCAACGTAAATCAGAGATTGATTCACAGATCAGTCAAAATGTAGCGCAGATATTTGAAAGCCCCACAGGTAAAGAGGTTCTTCGGTATCTGCGCTCCATCACCATCGAGATGGTCAACGGCCCCAATGTCACAACAGAAGAATTGCGCCACATCGAGGGCCAGCGTTACATCGTTGGCTTGATCGAGCAGCGTATCTCACATGGACACAGGAGTAAGACATGACCGAATCATTGATGCAGGGTGAGGCAGAGGCAGCGCCAGAGGCCGTAGAGGCTCAAGCAACGGAAGCTGTTGCAGAAACGCAACAGTCAACTGAAGGTGACCGCCCAGAGTGGCTCCCAGAAAAATACAAATCACCAGAAGACTTGGCCAAGGCATACAAGGCTCTTGAGTCAAAGATCGGCGCCAAGGATGAAGAGCTTCGCAAGTCAATCATGGACGAGCTTCAGCAAGAAGCTTATGCCGAGCGCCCTGAAACTGCTGGTGACTATCAGCTTCCAGAGACGGTAGACCCAGAAACAGCCGTTGATAGCGAGCTTCTTAACTGGTGGGCCGAGCACGCCTTTGAGAATGGATACAGCCAAGACGAGTTCCAGAAGGGCATTGAGATGTATATGGCTTCTGGCATGGCTGATGGCCCTGACCTTGAGGCTGAGACTGCAAAGCTTGGAGAGAATGCGTCTGATCGTATCTCTGCGGCTTCTATGTTTGCCAACAAGTTCTTCCCCAAGGATGCGCTGCCAGCCATTGAGCGTATGTGTGAAAGCTCTGAGGGCATCGTAGCACTCGAGCATATCATGGAAGCAATGAAGGATGGTTCATTCTCTGGCAATACAGCACCAAGCGCGGGTGCTTCTGAGGCCGATCTGCGTGAAATGATGAAGGATGATCGTTATCACCACCCAGTTCATCGTGACGCAGCCTTTGTTCGTCAGGTAGAAGAGGGCTTCAAGAAGCTTTATGGTTAAGCCTCTTATCCAAAGCCACGGCCTCGAGCTCTATCAAGCAGAGCTTGAGGACGTTTACGCTTTGAAGCGCAATCTCAGCAAAGAAAATCTGCGTGAGATTGTTGAGCTTTATGAAGATACTCCTGAAGAGCTTCTGCCCCGCTTGCTTGAGGGCGATATGACTCACGCTGTAAAGTTTGATGGTGAGGTTATGGCTCTATGTGGCGTCGATAAGGGCGTCATGTGGACTATGTTTTCAAAGGGGATACGCAAACACTGGCGCTCCTTTGTAAAAGCATCACCTGAACTGGTCAGCTTCTATCACAACTTCTACCCAGAGCTCTGCTGCAACGTCTGGTCGGAGAATACATTCATCCATAACTGGCTGGTTCACCTTGGATTTACGCCAGAGCTTATCTTCGAGGATGACAACGGCAATCTGACCGTTCATTTTGT